TGTCTGCACAATCAATGTCTCGATATGATGATTACCGAGAAGCTCATTATAACGACTGGGGCTAGTCTGTGTCCGAAGATAAGCTAATCCGTGTACTTAAAGATTTGCCCCTATTTGCCAAAAACTTTCTAATCATTCATGACAAGATGGGCAATGAAAGTAAATTTACATTTAACCGTGCGCAAACCTATATACATGAACGCCTAGAGGCACAATACAAAGCAACAGGCAAGATACGTGCACTGATACTAAAAGGACGTCAGCAGGGCGTTTCAACGTACGTGCAGGCCAGATTTTTCCATAAAATCATTACAAAGCGAGGAAAGAAAGCTTTTATCTTGACGCATCTATCAGATGCCACCCGCGCAATCTTTGAAATGACCAAACGCTATTCTGAGAATCTCGAGGAAGGCATATTCCCGCAGCCCGACAAGAAAAACGATAACACCCTCATGTATAATGGGCTTGGCTCGGGCTATCGCGTGGGAACTGCAGGAAGCGCTGAAATAGGGCGCTCAATGACTAACCAATATTTGCATCTATCAGAGTATGCATTTTATAAAGATGCCGCTAGTATTAGCCTAGGATTACTACAAACTGTAGCAGAAATGGCCGATACTGAAGTCATCAAAGAATCTACGGCCAATGGTCAGGCCAATGATTTTTATGCGGACTGGCTTGCTGCGAAAAATGGCGCTAGTCGCTATCAAGCAATATTTGTACCGTGGTATTGGCAAGAGGAGTATTGCATTGATGGCGCTAATTTTGAGTTGACAGGCGAGGAACAAGAATGGCTTGATAGGTTTGGTGCTAACGGATTGCAGCGTGGGCACCTAAATTGGCGACGCATTAAGCTTGAGGACTTCAAGGGCGATTATGCGCAAAAGTGTCGCAAGTTTCGGCAAGAGTATCCTTTTACAGATGATGAGGCGTTCCTTTCGTCAATAACAGATACGTTTATACATACGCAGAGTGTTATTGCAGCACGAAAAACACAGGTTGATAGCAAATCTAATCTAGTCATTGGCGTTGATCCTGCGCGTTTTGGCGATGATAGGACGGCAATAATAAGACGCAGTGGACGGCGTGCTTATAACCTTGAGACGCACTACAATATTGATACGATGAACCTAGCTGGTATTGTCCGAAGGATTATAGAAAAAGAAAATCCACGGCGCGTTTGTATTGATTCTATCGGCATAGGTGCCGGAGTTGTTGATAGGCTCCACGAACTAGGGTACTCTGATATAGTTGTTGGTATTAATGTTGCAAATAGAGCCGAAGAGGTAGACGCATTTGGCAATTGCCGTGCCGAGCTTTGGTCGCGAATGCGTGATTGGTTTTTGCAAGATTCGCCAGTTGAGATACCAGACTCGGATGAACTGCAAACTGATTTGTGTGGACTTGGATATAGGCATGACTCAAGCAATAGACTTTTGATTGAGAAAAAAGAGGATGCAAAGAAACGCGGGTGCTTGTCGCCTGATACATCAGACGCACTGGCGCTTACTTTTTACGGTGGCGAGTATGTAGTGGATGGTGGATATGAGGTTAATCGATTGCCAGATAGAACTGCGGGGATGTTGATATGATGAAGTTTGTTAAAAAATGTAGACAGATTTGGGTTGCTAAGCGCATACAGGATGGACAAAAGGCCGTAGATAATATTGGTAAGCAGCTAGACAAAATGCTTGTTACATTCAAGGATGATGTAGATCACATTCTTGAGACAAAGACCTTTGCATATACTAAAGATTTGAACGATACTAAAAGTGATTATCTAAAGAGATACTTGGAGCAGAGACTTGATTGTATGGCTAGTTCAATTAGTGCTATGAGTAGCAGTATAAACGAGCTGTCTGCGAGGATTGACGGCGTAGAGCGTGGACTTGAAATAATTAGAGAATTGCAAGATTAAGATTTAAATACGGATTGCATAGAATTATAACAAAGGATTTGTTATGCCAAAACAAAACGAGAAAGGCGCCCGACGTGCGCGCATAGCATGTGAAAAGTGGCGTGCATACTTCAAGCAAAACATTGATTTATATCATATGATGCATACCTTTGTCCTCGGTCAGCAATGGGAAAAGGACGAAGAGGACGATATGATAAAGACCTTTCGCAAGGTGCCTTTAACGTCCAACAAACTTGGAGCTATGTCAAACTCATTAGTTGGCGAGCAGCAGCAAAATACCCCCCAAATCGAAGCAGTTCCGATGACGGGGTGCGATGAAAAAACAGCAAACCTTCGCGATATCATTACTAAAGATATTATGTTTTCCACTCATGCAACGACTGCATATCAGGTAGCAGCACAACAATCATCTACTGGCGGATTCAGCGCTTTTTGCATAGGCACCGATTACAATCATTCTCGATCGTTCGATCAAGACATTTGCTACTACCATTTTAAAGACGCGACCCGCTGTTATTGGGATATTGGCGCTGAAAGCATCAATAAAACAGACGGCACCCTTTGCGGTTACATATCACGCATGACAAGGGAAAAATTCAGGCAAGTCTATGGTAAAGAAATCGAGCAAAATATCCTCAAAAACACTGGCATATCACAAACCAAGGAAGAGATAGCACTTGCCGTGCAACCAGACGAAACTGACGACCCATTTACATGGGCAGATGATGAGTCAATAACAATATTGAATCATTACGAACGAAAATATGACAAGAAAGACACGCTTTACAAAATGTCAAATGGTGAAACACTCAACCAAGAGGAAATGGACGAACTTGTAGAGAATTCGCGAAAGACAAATGAGCGTAACCGCATGATGGAAATGCAGCAAGCTCTTATGGGTGGCCAGCAACAGCCCCAAATGCCACAGCAAATGGGGCAAGAAATGGGCGCTCAGCCTCCGGAAATGGCGCAATCCCAAGGCGATGGATTTGGCGTTACTGGAGAACATGACATATTGCCTCCAGATACAAATGGCATGCAAGGAAAGTCATATAATGACCAAAAGCCACAACCCCAAGAGCCAGAGGCTGAAGAGATAATGACTCTGTGGATGGATGGCGAGATTGTGCGCATCGAAGACAAACGCCAAATAGACAAATACAAGATTGTGCATTACCAATTTGCTGGTAATTACGAGTTAGATAAGACGGATTTTCCGAGTGAACACCTCCCATTAATTTTCGTGGACTATAAATCGTACTACGATAAGACCGGAAAGCAGATTACGACGTCGTTCTTTGGCGATTGCATAGACACCCAGCGCTATATTAACTATTTGCGTACGCAGTCCGCCTACATTCTCAAAGTTTCTCGTTATGACCAATGGATAGGTAGCAAGAAAAACGTTGCGTCTCTTGATACGCAGCGTAACTGGCGTGACCCTACCGCAATACAGGGGATGCTAACTTATGACGAATCACCGAACGGAAATAAGCCCGAGCAAATCAGGCCACCTGAGTTATCTCAGTCGCTTTTTCAGCAATATCAACTCGCTATTGAAGACCTTTATACCAGTACTGGTCTATATCCTGCTCGCATGGGCGATATGGGCAATAACGGAGGGGAGGCGTCCGGCAAAGCCATCAATGGATGGCAACGGCAGGGAAGTTATGCGACAAATGTATTTAGAAAGTCCATAGACCGAGCCATTGAGGCAGGCGGTGAAGTGGTAAACGAGATGATACCGCGCGTTTATGACGCAGAGCGCGTTATGACTCTTATGATGCCCGATCAAGGGATGAAGAACATTACAATCAATAGACAAACTGATGACTACGGCGAACAAATTGAAAACGATATACGCAAAGGTACATATAAAGTACGGCTGCTCCCAGGACCAAGCTACGAAGGCCAGAAAGAGCAGGCCCTCATGTCGCTGCAACAAGTGCTACAAGCTGACCCTCAAGCATTTAACCTTATTGCCGACCTGTACGCCGATAACCTACCGCTTGCCAATACTCTGGAGATTAAAAACAGGCTTAAGACGCTTGTATCCCCTGCGATTATTGAGGCTGGCAAAACAGGTGAAATGCCACAGCAGCAAGCGCCGACGCCTGAACAACAAATGGCGCAAGCTCAGCAGCAACAAATGCAAATGGAGGCACAATTTAAGCAGGCGCAACTTGATATTAAGAAACAAGAGTTGGCACTTAAAGCCCAGCAAATGCAGATAGATTTAGAAATCGAGCACCAGAAATTGCAGGCTGAAGAAATGCAGGTAATGGGCGAAATTGAAGAGGGCAAGATGCGATTTATGGCCGAAACCGGAAGAACTGAGAGTGATGAGGCGATAGCACACGCTAACAACTTAGTTAAGATTTTAACGCATAAGGTGAGCGAATCATCGAAGCGTAAGTAGGGATTTTTAATACAATGAGAGGGATTTTATGAGCATTAGCAACATTGATGAGCTATTAATGGGCGGTAACTCGGCGCAACAACCGATGTCACCGGAGGAAAAAGCGTTAGATGTGCCTGAAGTTGTTGAAGATAATGACCCGTATGAGCCTGAAGTTTCGGAGGTTGAAGCGGAAGAATCTACGCCTGAAGAGGTGCGCGAAGAACCAGAAACCGCGCCTGAAAAAGAGCCTGATACAGATGAATATGGAAATTCCAAAGAGCCAGAAAACGAGGCGATTCGCGAGCGTCTAGCGAGACAAGCCCGTAAGCATGAGGCAGAGATTGCGGCACTTAGGTCACAATTAGCAGAGCAAGGCGCAAGTCGCGAGGTGCAGCAGGCAGCGAAGGACTTCGAATATGATCCAGAGGCTAGTGGCGATTGGCAGCAACAGCTTGCAAGTTTTGTGAAGCAGACGGTTAATTCCATGAACCGCGAGCAGGAAGAAATGAAGTACCGTCAGCAAGTGGAGAAAGTACAAGCTGAATTTGAATCCAAGTTTAGAGAAGGTATGGGGCGCTTTGATGATTTCACGGATGTGATTCAAGGTTTACCTTTTGAGATATCCGACCCAATGACTTTAGCTACGCGCGCCATGGATAATCCAGCAGCATTTTTATATGCAGCCGCCAAGCGCAACCCGCAGGAATTAGAGCGCATATCAAAAATACGAGACCCCTACGGCCAAATGGTTGAAATGGGGAAACTTGAAGAGCGTATGCGCAAGAACAAGCCGACTACTAAAGCGCCACGCCCTCTTGGACGGTCTACTGATGATGCAACTACTAAAGCACCGGAGGCTAAGAAAGATCTCACGGGCGATGATTTATTGGCTAAGGCTGATGCAAAGCGCATCAATACCGTCAAAGCACGATTAAGGAGTAACAGATAATGAGCATTCTACACTATAACTTGAATAGCGGAGATTTTGATGATTCTGAGGATTATCAATTAAGGTGCAAAAGGGATGCATTGGCAGATATAAAGTACGGCTTAGATCTAATATTCACTCTGAAAAATACTCTCGATGGGTTACATCCAGTAGCAAGGAGTGTATTAATTGAGATGTTTAGCAAATAGTGCATGAGGGATAAATAGTATGAAAGAGCGATACGAATATGACCCAAGCGCCGTCGATATTAGCTCTAACGACGGCACGCTTGATAACTGGAAGCCTAGAGTGCGCAAAAAGACTATTGTTAAATCAGAGTGGCGGCAAATGCAGAACGCAGGTAATCATAATCAGCAGCCAGGTATCGATGAAATAAAAAAAATCAATGGTTATCTAAAAAGGAAATACCCTGATTTTGAAATCATGGACGCCTTTGGCATTAGCGCTGAAACTTTGGTTGCTATTAAGCGAGATTGCTATTGTCCGGTTGATGGCATATCCCTTGATAATCTATCTAAGATTTATAAAGAGTTTACGCGTCTTGAAAATAGGCTTGCTAAACTTACAGATGCAATCAAATTTATTGCTGATAATGCCTTTAATGACAGCTATGGGGCTAAACGTGAAACGCTTAGGCAGCTAATCAAGGTTAGGAAAAAAGAACCCGAATATGAGGACGACGAGCCAGATGACATTATTTGACAAAATAGTATATTTATGCATACTATAAATTGACGAGTATGGGAGTCCGTTCCCCGAAAACATAAGCAGTACATAGACGCGTAGTTATTTTGTCGACCGTCGGACAGATTGAAAGTAGGCGCTCAATTTCGAGCATTTATTATTAAATTTGTTCAGGGAGAACAAAAATGGCTAACGTGTTTAGAGAAACACAGTACGTCCTCGACGACGTATTCGTGCGCTTTTGGAATAGTTTATCATTCGCTCGTACTGCAAACCGTAATCTTGAAGGGGACTTCAAAAACCTACGCTTTGCTACTGGTCAAACACTTGACTACCGCTTGGAAGAAAGATATTTAGCTGGTGAAGGTGCTACTGCTACTGCTGAAGCACGCGTTCAAATCATCAGACCACTTTCTATTACTAAGCAGTTCCGCACGATGATTGAATACACAGGGTTTAACTTGACATTCGATCGCGCGCGTGACGAACCCTACTTAGAAATGGCGAACGCCCCACGTGCTAAGCGGCTTGCTAACTTGGTAGAAAAATTCATTGCTTCCGAATTCCAAACCAAGACCTACCAAGCAGTTGGTACTCCTGGCGTTCCCGTAGACTTCAACACTATTTTGTCTGCTGATGCATACATGACAGAACTTGCAATTCCTGAAGATGGCAAACGATTCTCAGGTGTAGGCCCAAGAATTGCTGCAAACCTTTCCAATGACTTGTTTAATACCTTCAACAACACTGTCAACACTGGTGCATTGATTGACGGTTTCGTAGGTCATTTGTCAGGCTTTGACTTCTTTAAAACTAACTTCCTAGGTCGACAAATTGCAGGCGCTGGTCAGTTAGGTGGCTCTCCTCCAGCAGGCTTTAAACTGGGCGGTATTGTTACCAATGGTCCAATCACCAGCGGTAACACCATTGAAGTTGACTCTCTAGGTCAAGCCCCAGGAACTGTGGTATTTGAACTTGGCGATATCATAGAAATTGACGATGCGTCGGGTGTGTTCATGGTTAACCCATTGACCTATGATGCGTTGGAGCAACGTGCTCAGTTTGTCGTAACTGCGCAAGTTATCTCTGCTGACGGGGATACGGCTGTTATTCCAGTTAACCCAACAATCGTTGTTGACGGTGCACGTCAAAACATCTCTGCGGCCATTCCTAATGGTGCACAATTGTTGCTACGTGATAGCCATAACGTGTCATTGGCATACCATACGCAAGCAGTAGTGTTTGCAGCACCTCCAATTAAAGAATTGCGCGGTGGTGTGGAAGCTGTGACTCGGTACTCTGATTTGTACAAGCTCGCAATGACTTACTCATTGGGTGCTGATATCAGAAACTACGAACAGTTAGATCGTATCGACGTAATCTGCGGTGTTGCAATTAACCCAGAGTTTGCCGTACGTATTTGCTCGTAAGAAGTTAAGGCGCGCCTCTCATTGGGCGCGCCACCTCAAGAGGGAGCGACAAATGGAAGGAACCCCAGCTATTTATCTTGGCAAATTAGTATCTAAAGCAGGATTTAGAACTTTTATCTATGCTGCCGATGGTTCACAAAAACTTGTTAAATCATGGGATGAATTTGAGGCTCACATGGGATTAGGAACTTGGTTTGCAGAAAAATCTGCAATTCCTAAAGCGCCCGAAGTAAAGCCAGTGGCCATTAACATTGCAGATATCCCATTAGAAAGAATAACGAAGCCTAAAAAAACCAAGGTGAAATAATGGCCTCTACAGTCCGGCAATTCATATTTCAAATGTATAGGCTAATTAATGCCTCAAACCCGACTATCCCATTGCACGGGGATGACGAGCAGCTCGCCATACGCGTTATGAATCAAATCCTAAATAACTACGCATCATCGGGTTTAATGCTAACAATTGCTAAGACTGTAAGCGCCGATATTAATTTGCCCGTAAAAGAGGTGTGGTTTACCCCACCTGACTTTATGGGGCCAGTGTCCGAGCAAACAGAAACCGTGACGCTGATTGCTGTGTCCCCTAATTTTACAGTGGCAGATGGTTCTATTTACGCCATCGGGGACTTAGTTACAGGTGGTGGGATACCGCCGCAGACCTATATTTCCAATATTGTTGGGAATGTGATTACCATAACCCATAATGCGACCATCAATGGTGCGTCAATTTTGACCTTTTCGCATGAGCTGCCCCACCCAAATACGGTTTATATTAAAGAAGGGCGACTCGCTAATCTTGATAGCGCATGGCTGCAATTATCGGGCGTGACATATCCCTTGATTGATAAAAGCCGAGATGAGTTCTTGGCGGCTTGGAAGTATGAGCCATTGCAAGGGCTGCCACGATTTATAATCACATTCCCAGATACGGATATTGTGCGTGTGCAACTGTATCCCGCACCTAGTCAGTTCTTTACATTCTTTGCGCGTGGCAAATTCCAAAAGACTATTTTGACGTCAAATGACACGCTAGAGGGTTTGCCCTTGTACTTTGAGCTTTATTTCCTCTATGCAGTGGCTAAGTATGTGTCCAAGTTTAAAGGACGCGCTGCGGCTTGGACTGATGATTTAGAGGCAGAATACCGAGAATTAAAGGCTGATATGGAAGCTGCAAGCGAGGTTAATCTCTCTATTGCAGGTGATGAGCAGTCACTACTTAACGGCGCATGGCGCGTCAGGGCTGGTACCTAATGGCGCAACTAAAACGTCAAGACTGGCAAATAGAACAGCTTCCCATATTTTGCTTTTATGACAAGCAGCGTTTTACACAATATGGGTCAATGGATTGTGCCAATTGGTATGGCATTTCGGTTGATTCGGGAAAGAAAAAGCAGGCGCTATATCCTTGCATGGGGCGGCAACATGTCACTTTCCAGAATGAGAATAAGCTTATTTTTAATGCCCAACCTCGTGCCATTTACAAGTCAATTGACTTTCTCTATGTATTCGACGGCACGCAGGTGTTTCAGTTTGATAGATTCTATAACAAGAGAACATTAACTATATCGACGGCCCTAGGTGGGCCTATTTGGTGGGCAACCCTTGCTGTAGGTAACATCATCTACAATATGATGACTGATGGCACTAATATTTTTGTGATTAAAGAGGACGGCTTTGCGGTCACATCGGAAGTGGTTACAGACCCAAACGCCCCTGGTGGAGCAACTACTGGCGGGAAGCCACTATATGTTGCAGCGTTTGGGAATAGGTTTGTGGTATCGCAAGCCAACACGCCAAACTTTTATTTAAGCCAGGTTAATTTGGCGGGTGATGCAAATACGTACTTTACGGATCCATTCCTAAATGCTGCCCTAAATAATAGAGCCACTGGAATCATTGGGCAGTTTGCAGTGCTGCATAATCAGCTTTACATCATGAATGATTTCACCACCGACGTATGGGCAAATATCGTCACACAGTTTGTAGTGGCTGGTGTAACGCGTGAATTTCCATGGAAACTCAATAGCTCCTATAACTTTGACTTTGGGATTGCCGACCCTAACAGTTTGTCAGTGGACTTTGGCATGATGGTGTGGCTTGCGAAAAACTCGACAGGCCTTGAATCATTCATGATGAGTTCAGGCGATAAGCCGCAGGACTTATCAACACAGGCCATTAACGTGCTGATTGAAGGCTCGACCCATCCCGATAACATGAGTCCTTTTCTTTTTTCTGAGGTAGATGGATTCTTATATCAATATGAAAACTCCATATTTTATAGGGCAGCTGCGGGTCGTTTCTTGGGCATTGGGGACTTAGATATTATCGACAATGCCAATTGCATTGAGTACAACTTTGATATCGGCAAATGGGATAGGGCTATTGAGTTAAACGGCGAGCGTAACCGTATTCAAAAGCATGTTTACTTTAATAATAAGCATTTGGTGATTATCCAAGACGATCCGGCTATTTATCAGATGGCAGGTAATATTTATCACAATGAGACGATTAATAAGGCGCAGCCCAACCACCAAGCACCTGATGCCTTTTTAAAGTTTCCGATGCGCTATGAACTAGTAACCAAGCAAATCTATTTAGAGGATTATGCAGAATTTGAGGAAGATTATGTCGAGATTGACTTTGTGTTTGGCAATAAGACGTTTTTTAAGAGCTGTGCGCCATTTGATAACACTACCTTTATTGTGGATGAGAGAAGCACAAAACTACATCCGATTTATATGCTTACTGAAGATGACAAGTTTATTATTGCGGAGGGAAACACGCCCACGTTTGACGACAACCACTATTGTGATCTCTTTAAGCCTTATGTTGAACTGTATTACTCTGATGATGGTGGCGAAACTTTCTTATATGCTGACGTACGGGAGTTTAGCCCACTAGGCCAAT